GAACCGGGGCTTCTCGGACCCGGACATTTCTGCCATCTGTTGTACCCGGGGCGGCGAGACCGCATGGCAGATGCTTCCCCTGCTGGACTATCCGTGCATCGCCGCCCATCCGAAGCCGCTGATCGGGTTCAGCGATGTCACCACCCTCCACCTGGCCCTCCAGCAGCGGTGCGGTCTGGTCACCTTCCACGGCCCCACCGCCAACCGGGCCCTGGACTGGGCGGAGGACCGCTTCTCCTGGTCCAGTCTCCGCGCCGCCCTGGACCTGGAGGACTGCCTGGAGATCCGCAATCCCCCGGGCGCGCCTGTGGAATGCCTCCGCCCTGGCCGGGCCGAGGGGGTCCTCACCGGCGGCAACCTCTCCCTGGCGGTCCACAGCCTGGGCACGCCGGAGCAGATCGACACCAGGGGCCGGGTCCTCTATCTGGAGGACGTGGGGGAGGCGGTCTACGCCCTGGAGAAAATGCTCACCCAGCTGCTCCGCGCCGGGGTGCTGGCGGCGGCGGCGAATGTGAGCGGCGGCCGGGGGGATTATGGGGAATGTATGTTCGAGGAGGACTTTCCCCAGTTTTACTCCAGCGGGAACGGCGCGTGCCTGGTCCCGGCGGCGATGCTGGCGGAATTCATCCGGCAGGCCAACGCCGCCATTACGCCGGACAAGTGGCTGGACGGCTGGCGGTATTCCGCCGGGCTGTATGTGGCCCACCAGGCGGCGCTGTATCTGCGCACCTGGTCGGAGGGCTCCGCCACCCCGGCCCAGGCGGCGGCGACGGGGGCGCTGGTGGGGGTGGTAAAGTCCGCCCAGCTGGGGGACAGCTCCGTGTCCTACGATACCGGCGCGTTGACCCGGGCCACGGAGGGCTGGGGGGATCTGAACGCCACCCAGTACGGACAAATACTGGCCACCCGGGCCCGCATGGTTGGAATGGGGGGGACCTGCGTCATATGAATTACGCGGATTGGTACACGGACCGGCTGACGGTCCGGCGGGTCATCCCGGCAAAGAGCGGCGCGCTGACCGTCCAGCGGCGGGAGACCGTGGCGGAGAATATCCCCTGCCGGATCTACCGGAGCTCCCCGAACCCGCCCCGGACGGGTCCGGCCGCCGCCAGTATGGAGAGCGTGGAGAAGCTGGCCTGCGCCAACGAGGCGGACATCCGGGCCGGGGACGAGCTGCTGATCCGGCGGGGCGGGGCCCTGGGCCGGACAGGGCCGGAGATGCGAGCCCTTGCCGGGGAGCCGGTCCGCTTCTACGAGCCCTTCGGGGCGGTCATCCCGGGGCTGGCCCACCAGGAAATCGCTCTGCTGGAAAAGGAGTATATCTGATGGCATTGGGAGACGCACTGAAGCGGCGGGTGGAGGCGCTTGCAAAACGCCAGCCCCTGATTGGGTCCCGCATTGCCGCAGTCCAGGAGGGCGCGGCCCTCCGGGCGGTGGAGGAGGCCCAGAGCCGCACGCCGCCCAACGACGGGGATAAGCTCCGGGGGGTGAACATAATCTCCGGCGAGCTGGCCCAGCACTGGGCCACAGACAGCCAGACGGTCCCCCGGCGGATTGGAAACACCTATGTAACCGCCCTGGCCAACGACAAGGACTACGCCGGCTATGTCAACGACGGCCACCGGCTGGACAAACACTTTGTCCCCGGCCTGTATATCGACGGGGACGGCCTGCTGTCCCGGGATTTATCCCGAAAGGGGGGGCTTCTGGTGGGCGTAAAGACGAACTATATCCCCGGAAAGTACATGAAGGAGGCGGCGGAGGAGCAATACCATGCGGTTCTGGAACGCGAATTGCCCGCCTTGGTAAAGGAGCTTTTGAAATGATCTTCACTATGCCCGCCCTGGCCCAGTCCCTGGCGGACTATCTGGCCCCGGAGCTGCCGGGGGTCACGTTTTACGCGGACCCCAACCAGCAGGGGACCTGCCCGCCCGCGCTGTTCCTGCGGCAGACCCATTCCCGCATCTCCTCCCATGCGGGAGGCCGGCTCCTGCGGCGGCTGGGGCTGGACCTGGTGTATCTGGAGCGGCCCAACCGGCCGGACGGGGACAGCCGCCTGCAAGCGGCGGCGGACGCGCTGGACCTGTGCCTGGAGACATTCCCATACGCGGAACCGAACGTCCGCCTGCGGACCTATGACCGCCGGTGGGAAATTGGGGAGGAAACGCTGCACTATAAATTTAATTTAAAGCTCTGGCTGACCAGGCAGGAGGACGCGGTTCTCATGCAGTCCATTCAATATCTGCGTACGGAGGTCGAACCATGAAAACAGAAAAAGTCTATCCCGTGGAAAGCCTGCTGCAAAGCGAGGCTTTCAGGGGATACCAGCCGGATTTTGCCAGGGCGCTCCTGACCAAGCCGGCCTACACCGTCCGGGAGGCGAAGCGCATTCTGGACCATTTCTTTGAAAGGGGGAAACGCTGATGGCCGCAGGAACCTGGACGGCGCAGAACAAGGTCCGTCCCGGCGTTTACATCAACTTCAGCAGCACAGGAGGGCAGCCCGCCGCGCCGGGCGCACGGGGCGTTCTGGCGGGCTGCCGGCCCCTGTCCTGGGGGCCGGTGGGCAAAATCATGCGCATTGACGCAGGAGCGGATCTGACGCCCTACATCGGCTGCGACGTGACCGCCCCTCAGGCGCAGTTTCTGCGGGAGGCGCTGAAGGGGACCGACGTGAGCGGCGGACCCACGAAAATCCTGCTCTACCGCCCGGAGGCGGCGGGCAGCGCCGCCGCCTCCGCCGCGCTGGCGGAGGGCTTGACGGCGGTTGCAAAATATCCCGGCGCCCGGGGCAACGATATTTCCGTCTCCGCAGCGGAGAATACAGACGGGTCGTTTACTGTGACGGTCTATGTGGACGGCGTGCAGGCCGTCCGGCAGCAGGCGGCGGACGCATCCGACCTGGCCGGCAACGACTGGGTAACGTTTTCCGGGGAGGGGGCCTTGGCGGCGTGCGCCGGGGTAAAGCTGTCCGGCGGCGCGGACGGCACAGTGGGCGCGGCCGCTTACGCCGCGTTTTTGGAGGCCCTGGAGCCCTATAGCTTCGACGTGCTGATTTACGACGGCACGGACAGCGCCGTCAATCAGGCGTTCATCTCGTTTGTCCAGCGCCTTGCCGCCCAGGAGGGACGTTACGTCCAGCTGGTCACCACGGGAAAGGCAAACAGCCGGTTTGTCATCCATAACCGGTCCGGCGTGGTGCTGGCGGATGGAACGGCGCTCACGCCCCAGGAGACCGCCTGGTGGCTGGCCGGGGCCCAGGCGGGGGCGCAATACTACCAGAGCCTGACTTACGCCGTCTATCCCGGCGCGGCGGACACGTCGCCCAGGCTGACCAACAGCCAGATCGAGGACGCCATCCAGGCGGGGGAGCTGGTGCTGGCGGAGGAGTTCGGCAGCGTCCGGATTGAAACGGACATTAACACCCTGACCACGTTTACGCCGGAGATTGGGGAGGCGTTCCGCAAAAACCGGACTATGCGGGTATGCAACACCCTGGCCAACGACGTCTACCGGGAATTTTCCCTGCACTACCTGGGGAAGGTCAACAACAATGAGGCGGGGCGCGGCCTGTTCAAGGCGGCCATTCTGGACTACCTGCTGGCAATGTACGGGCGGGGCGCCCTGCGCCAGCGTCCCACGGCGGACGATGTGACGGTGCGTATGGGCGATTCCACCGACAGCATTGTGATTGAGCTGGCGCTGTACCTGGCCGATTCCGTGGAGAAGATCTATCTGACCATTACCGTGACATAAGAAGGAGGAAGCTATGGCGAATTTTTTGCTTGCCCGGGATACCATCCACGGCGCGGCGGGGTCCGCGTTTATCACCCAGGACGGCGTTGTAAAAGAGCTGTTTGCCGCCAAGAAGATCGACGCGAAGGCCAACGTGTCCTCCACCGACATGAAGGTGATCGGAACCAAGAGGATTCAGAACAAAAACGGCGGCGTGAAGCTGACGGGGACCGGGACCATGTACTACGTCACGTCGGATTTCGCCCGCATGGTGGAGCAGTACGTTCACACGGGGCATATGCCGGTTTTCAATATGCAGGTCACCAACGACGACGAAGCGGCGTCCATCGGGGTTCAGACGGTGGCCCTGTACCGCTGCCAGCTGACGGGGGACATTCCGATTTTCATTCTGGACGACAGCTCGGATATGCTGACCTTTGATTTTTCCTTCAGCTTTGAGGACTTTGAAATTCTGAGTCCCTTCCAGGCCCCCACCGAGCTGGGGAGCGAATAACAGAGAGGAGTTTACCGTATGAGCAGTTTGAACGCGTTCCTGCACCCCGTGCAGGGCAATGAGACCGAAGAGATCGTAATTTCCAAGCGCTTCCGGGGGGAGGACGGCAAGCCCGCCGCCTTTCAGATCCGGGCCATCACCCAGGAGGAGAACGACCGCATCATCAAGCAGTCCCAGAAGCCGGTCCCCGGCGGCAAGCGGGGGGAGCGGGCCCTGGACGACATCGAATATACCCGGCGGCTGGTGGTCGCCGCCACTGTGGAGCCGGATTTCCGCAGCGAGGCGCTGTGCAAGGCCTACGGTACTTTGGACCCGCTGGAGGTCCCCGGGAAAATGCTGCTGTCCGGGGAATACAGCCGGCTGAGCGCGGCCATCTCCCGGCTGTCCGGCTTTGGCGACGGAGACCTGGAGAGCGAAGCAAAAAACTGATCGACGGGGACGGCCCGGACGCCCTGTTGGCCTACTATATGTTCGTCAACCACGGGTGGCGTCCCCAGCAGATCGATGATCTGTCCGACCGGGAAAAAATCCTCATGCTGCAAATGGCCCTGAAGGAAATCAAATCCAGACAGAAGGCGGGGTGAGCGTATGGCGGTAATTCGGGACGAACTGGTCCTGGTGGACCGGTTTTCGTCTGTGTTTTCGGCCTATTTGAACCTGGGCCGGCAGATGTCCTCCACCATGACCGCCGCCGCGTCCAGCCAGGAGGCGTTCAACGGCGCGGTGCGGCAGCTGGAATCCTCCTCCAGCGGCGCGGCCAGCGGCCAGGAGCGGCTGAACCGGGCCATGCGCAGCGGCTCCAGCGCGGCGAACGGGCTGATTTCCACAATCAGGGGCCTGGCGGCGGCGTACCTCAGCCTGCGCAGCGCCCAGGCGCTGATCCGTCTGTCCGATACGCAGATTCAAACCACCGCCCGCCTGGAACGCATGAACGACGGTATGCAGACCACCCCGGAGCTTCAAGGCATGATTTTTGACTCCGCCCAGCGCTCCCGGGGGGATTATCAGGAGACCGCCGGTATGGCCGCCAAGCTGGGTACTCTGGCCGGGGAGGCCTTCAACAGCTCGGCGGAGGTGGTGGCCTTTGCCGAGCAGATCAACAAGCAGTTCGCCCTGGCCGGAACCAACGCGCAAGGGGCCCAGGCGGCGATGCTCCAGCTCACCCAGGCCATGTCCTCCGGCGTACTCCGGGGGGAGGAGCTGAACTCAATTCTGGAGCAGGCTCCTACCATCACGAAGGCGATTTCCAACTATTTAGGGGTTGGCGTAGGCGAAATGCGGGAGCTGGCAAGCCAGGGAAAAATCACGTCGGACGTGGTAAAGGCGGCCATATTCGCTGCGGCGGAGGAGACCAACGCCGCCTTTGAGGCCATTCCGCTCACTTTTTCCCAGGCCTGGACGATGGCGAAAAACGAGGCGGTCCGGGCCCTGGAGCCCGCCTTGCAGCGGCTCAACGGCCTGCTCAACAGCGAGACGGGACAGAATATGCTCAACGGCTTTATTGCGGGCGTGCGGATTGCCGGGGACGCGCTGGTCTGGTTTATTGATCTGGTAGAAACAGGCCTGCAATTTATCATGGACAACTGGGACATGGTGTCCGCGATTTTGATTGGAGGGGCGATCGCCATCGCCGCCATTATGACGGCCTCCGCCGTACAGTCCGGAGCGGCCTGGGCGGCGGCAAACGCTCCGCTGCTGCTCCTTGCGGGCGGGATTATGCTGGTTATTTACATGGCCCAGCAGATGGGGTACACCTGGGAGGAAATCGGCGGGCTGGTGGGTAGCGTGCTGTATAGCCTATTCGCATTAGGCAGCAATCTGGTGGCTGACGGATGGAATTTGCTGGCCTCCTTCGCGGAGTTTTTCGCCAACTTCCTGAATGATCCGGTTACGGCAATCGCACATTTGCTCGCGGACCTGGCCGATTGGGCTCTCGGGATTTTGCAGAGCATCGCCAGCGGAATCGACGCGGTGTTCGGCAGCAATCTCAAAAGCGCGGTCAGCGGCTGGCGCTCCGGCGTACAGAGCTGGGCGGACTCCTTTGGAGAAAACGAAATCCAAATCGCCCGTATGACCAAAATCGACTACGGGGACGCATGGGAACGGGGCGGCGCACTGGGCCGCAACATCGGAAAAGCTCTGGACAGCTTCAAGATACCCGATGTGCGCAACGCCGCCGGCGGCAAGCCCTTCGACTACTCCGCTATGCTGGCGGGATCTGGCGCCGGCGGCACGCTGAACGCCATCGGCGCGGATACAAAAGCCATCCGGAACAGCGTGGCTCTCTCCCAGGAGGACACGAAGCTGCTGGTAGACCTGGCAACCCGGGAGTATGTCAACAACATCAACTTGACGGCGCAAACGCCGGTTATCACCATCAACGGCCAGAACACCGGCGATTTCGACGCGGACCTGGCCCAGCTGGAAGAGTCTCTGAAAAAAATCCTGCTGGAGCAGACCGCCAGCAACACAGACCTATCCTACACATAAAAACGGGAGGCGGAGTATGGAAAACAAGTACGGCTTATACCTCTCCCGGGAAGGGACCACGCTCCGCTTTCCCGTAAACCCGGAGAGCTATCAAATCGCCAAGGACAGCGAGAACGGGGCGTACAACGTTCTTGGCCTGGGCCCCATTCTGATCCCCCGGACCCCAAAGCTGCAAACCGTCTCCTGGTCCGGCCTGCTGCCGGGCCGGGACAATCTGGGCGCGGTGCTCACCTCCGGGGGGTTCCAGCCGCCGCAGTTCTATATCCAGTTCCTACAGGCCGCGATGGACGATAAGATCCCCGTCCGGTTTGTGGCCAACCGCTGTATGGAGGACGGGACCCTGCTTTTTGACACCAATATGGAAGTTCTGGTTACCCGCTTTGATACGGAGGAGCGCGGAGGAGAAACTGGGGATTTCTACTACGATCTGACCTTGACCGAGTACCGGGATTACGCCCCCAAGACGGTCAAGCTCCAGCCAGCCTCCGGCGGGGAGGCGGTCCAGGCCACGGCGGAGCCCACCCGGGCCATCCCCCGGGGGCAATTTGTGGTGGGGCAGTCCGTCGCCGTCAACGGGAGCTGCTGGTACGACAGCTATGGCGGGGAGCCCCATGGAACGCTGTCCGGGTTTCGGGGCGTGATCTCCCGGATCGCCGCCAACGACCCCCAGCGCCCCTACCCCTATCATATTACAGGGGAAAACGGCGGGGCCAAGGGCTGGGTCTCCGCCGGGCAGATGCAGGAGGTGTGACCGTGCAATATGAGCTGATTATCCTGGAGCGGCGCACCGGAAAAGCCTGGGACGCCGCCCCCCAGGTTCAGAAGGCGGCGTATACCACCAACCGCACCGGCTCCCCGGGGAGCTTCCGGTTTACCATCAACGCCTCCGGCGGCGTGTCCTTCATGCCGGGGGACCCGGTCCGGTTCAGCGTGGACGGCCAGCTTATTTTCCTGGGCTGGGTGTTCACCAAGCAAAACGACCGCTGGGGTGTGATTGAGGTCACCTGCTACGACCAGCTGCGTTACCTGAAGGCCAGCGCCAGCTACTGCTTTACCGGCCGCACCGCCGGGGAGATCATTCGGGAGATTGCCCAGGACTTCCAGCTTCAGGTGGGGGAGCTGGACGACACCGGGTATCCGATTCCGCTGCTGGTGATGGAGGAAAAATCCTGTCTGGATATTATCTCCGCCGCCCTCCAGCGCACCCTGCTGGCCACCGGGAGACTGTACACGTTTTTTGACGGCGGCGGCGCGCTCTCCCTCCGGGAAGCGGGGCGTATGCTGGCGCAGGGCGTGGTGGGGACCGGCTCTCTGCTTACCGGCTACGCCTACAAGGCGGACCTTGACCGGCAAACCTACAATTCCATCAAGCTGGCCCGGCCCAACAAGAAAACAGGGCGGGCGGATGTGTTCCAGGCGGTGGACAGCGGCAATATCGGCCGCTGGGGGCTGTTGCAGCTCTACCAGACGGTGGACGAGGCCCTGAACGACGCCCAGGCGGAGGCCCAGGCCAAGGCGATGCTCCAGTATCACAACCGGATTTTCCGGACCCTGAAGGTGGAGGCCCTGGGGCTGCCGGGGCTCCGCGCGGGACAGATGCTGATGCTGGACATGGAGAAGCTGGGCGATATTTCACTGAAAAAGCTGGTCCTGCTGGAGCGGGTCTGCCACACCTTCCAAAACGATTTGCACACAATGGAATTTGACGTGCAGGAATTGGAGGCATAACTGTGAATTTGACCGACGTACTGCATCAAATGACCCAACAGACCATGCGGGCCTATGGC